GCCCCTGCTACTTTTTGTGCTAAACTTGTTCTCGGTACATCGTATGCTGGTTCAGTTCTAAACTTTCTATACTTTGTCATAGTTGATAAAGGTGCAATTAACTCACTACCTCTACCAATAAGTCTCATCTGTTGCAGTATTTCTGCTACAATTCTTTGCCTACTAGCATATTTCAAGTTGCCCCAATTAGAAATAAATCTTCTATACTGTTTGTACTTAGGATTAGTAATGTTTAGTTGAGCTTCGAGTCTAAAGAAGTAGTTCATTGCTTCATTTGCTCTATCACTGGTAGTTGCTATTTTTCTCATAAATGAGTAATGTTTACGACTGTCAAAATTTAACCTGCTTAACAATCTTTTACTGCCAATCGGGTCTTTTAATTTTATTTTATCTGACTCTGGATTCTTCAATACATAACATAGCATGTATAAATCAGTAGCACTTGTTCTAAATGTTAAGTAATTACCATACTGCGAAGTTTGTTTTGCATACTGCTTTGCATAGTTATGTTGTACGTCATCTTGTAGCATCAAATATATAGAAATAGTGTTTAGGTATGCTAAATCTGCAACATTTTTGCCAGTAAGGTTACCCATATTACTGCTTGTACGGTATAATCTACTTTCAGAAATTTCGTTATCTATAAATTCTAATTCCATCTTATGAACCTGGCTTGCCTGTTCCAAAGTTTAGTCTGCTAAACTCCAGTCTGTCTACTAGTTTTAATGCATTACCCATTCTGTCAATAGCAACAAAGCCTTCACCACTTGTTGCTTTAAAGCCTTCGCCGTCTGCTGCGAACGTTCGTGTGCTTTGCAGTTTGCCTAACTTGTCAATTAGTTTTAATTTTGCTTTGATAAGCATCAAGTATAAATCATATACTGCTGTAATTTCAGCTGCATGCTGTTTGATAAATTCAACAGTTCTAACTTGCTGTTCCATCTTAGCATCTTTAGTGCTTTGCTGTTTTACAGCATCAATTTTTTTATTCCAGTACTCAATAAACTTTACAACAAAATCCTTTGCTAAACTTTCAGGTGAACCAAAGTCGCCTGCTCTCACTTTGTTGTTCACTGTTGCTTTCAACTGTGGGAAAAAGTCTTTGCCTACTAAATCATTACCTTTTTCTAACCAATTAAATACATCTTTACCAATTTTCTTAGTGTATGAATCTGCGGCTGCTATTGCTGATAACACTTCTTTTGATTCTTCAGCAGTCATTGTTACTGTACCTGATACATCTTTGATGTTGGCATCTGTTTGCCACACACTTGGTGAACTGCCTAATCTATCTGAGTCAAAGCCAAACTTTGCTGTTGTGTCTGCTAAATTTGGTCCGCCTACATATTCTGTGTGCCACACAATGCCCATGTCAGCACTTAACATTTGTTTTGCTAGTTCACTGTCCTTAGGGACTGCGTATGCAAGTGTGTTAGGTTTAAAATAGATATACTGTTCGCCATCATGTTCCATTTCTTTGATGTCTTGTTTGAGAAACATCAAGTCACCTTGTGCTACAGTGTCCCAATTTAGTTTGCTGAGATTTTTCAAACAGATTTTTAATTTAGTTCTAAGTCCTTCAGCACTCTTTAGTTCACCTTTTACCATTTTATCTTGGTGATTAGTATCAATATCTTTATCAGTGAAGTTGAGTTTTGCTTTTCCTGCAAACACACCTTTAGTGCCTACAAAGAATTTGCCTGTTTGTGGATCTTTACCAGCAATGATTGCAGGGGCACCGTCCCATTTCACCGTCATGTCAAACTTTTGTTTGCTTGAACCTTCTAGCATTTGATGTAAACTGTATAGATAGTCTACTGCTTCTTTAGCACCCTGATAACCTTTGTTAAAAATATTATCTTCTAAGTGTTCCATGTGGGTATTCTTGCCTTCTGCTTCTAGCAGTAGGCTTTCTGATAATACTCTGGTAATTAGAGGTTTTGAAATCTCAATAAATCTCATTACACACCTGCTAAATCTTTCATTCTTAATAAGTCAGAGCTGATAATAAAGACACCGTCTGATACACCTTCGTCTACTCTAACTGTTAAGCCAATGTCACTCCATGTTAATCCATATGACTCTAACATTTCAGTCCAATACTGATAACTTTCTTGATTTAGGAACCTCTCGCCTTGTTTGGCTTTTGCTAAAAATACTTGTGCGGCATTACTTACGTCATAACCTTGTTTAGCATAAGCCATAATTTGTCTGCCTGCTATAGCACCTGCATCTTTATTACCTTTAGACAGTTGATCTAGCATCTGAGATACTTTTTGTCCTGCTGCCGGAGGAAGTTTACCACCTGGTAATTGTTTCTTATTAGCATCAGCATCTTGCTCTTTACGCAATGCTTGTTTTGCTAATTCGTAAGGATCATCTGTTGTTTCGCCTTTGCTACCTGGTATATGAGTTTGTTTAAACTGTCCAGGCTTTTTCTCTTTACCCTGTTGCGGAGCAGGTTGCTCGCCACTAGGTGCTGGTGCTGGTGCTGGTGCTGGTTGCTCACCACCTGGTGCTGGTTGTTGCTGTGCTGGTTTACCGCCTGCTAATGCACCGCCAATTGCAGCGCCAGCAACACCTGCGGCTTTTCTAAATACTGAACCAGGCTCACCTCTAGTTTTTTGTGCAAGGCCTGGTGTTTTACCTGACATGTAATCTTTTGCACGTTGCACTATACCTCTTTCTGGTGATTTTCCAGTGACATCGAGATCATGCTTTTTCATTAACTCGGCTTTCATAGCACCAGTTGCTGCAACTCCATTTGGATCTAGCCACTCGCCTTGTGCTTGGTCCCAAGTAAACATTATGTCATTGATTTTTTGTTTAGCATTCTTAGGAATACTAGGTTGTTCTTTACCTTGTGCTTGCTGTACACCTCTTGTTACTGCATTTCCACCTTTTTTCTGGGGTGCAGCACCGCTTGTAGTGCCCTGTGCGCCTGTTTTAGGTGCTGGGGTACCTTGTGCACCACCTTGTGCAGGTGCTTGTTTTGCTGGCTGTTGTGCTGGTTGTGCTGGTTGTTCGCCTGCTTGCGGTCGCTGAATTCCGGGTCTGCCTGCACCTGTTTGAGCACCTTGTGCTTGTTGTTGTGCTGTTGGTGCCGGTAATGCTGTTGATACTTGAGTAACATCACCTGGTTCCATGCCTGCTTTGGCTAATATGTTTGAAACTGATTGTGCATCTGTTGGCTTACCTGATCTGCCCCACAAGTCATTTAATTTTTTGACTGTGATTTGGTTGCCTATTTCTTTTGCTGCGGCTTTTGCACCACCTGCAATAGCACCACCTGCTTTCTTAGCGGCATCACCTACTTTTGCTGCGGCATTATTTGCAAACTTTTTAATATCTGCTAGTCCAATTTCATTTACTACTTGTTGTTCTGATTCATTTAAAGGAAGGCCTGCTAAATGCTTGGTATAGATTAAGTCGTAATTAATACCTTCTACAACTTTTTTGTCTTGTAATTCTCTACTAAATGCAGCTACTGTTGCTGCTGCCCCAATTGATTTAGCAAGTGTTTGTTTAAATGTATCTACTATTTGTTCTACGTCTGCTTTAGAATCTACACCAACACCTGTGTATTCATTTTTGAATTGGAACAATTGATCTCGTGCTTCGGGAGACAAGTCTGCATCAGCAATTTGATCCCAAATTGGATGGCTTGGGCTTGTGAATACATCTTCTACTCGAAACACAGGATTTCCAGCAGGGTCTACACCTTGAATTGAAACAGTACTTGAAAAACTAATTGGCGGGTCTATTCCACCAACACTTGTTGAAATGTCTGACGTAATTTTTTTGCCAACTTGGATTTCTGTACCGTCAAATTCAGTTGTATCTAGTACAGGGGTATCTCCAGTATAAGCCGAAGTTACTTCGTTACTTGCACTAATGTCTGTTCCTATGAATCCAGCATCATCCATTGCTTTTTCCATCTGGAAATAGTCTTGTAGTTGTTCAGGATCAATACCGTTATCTTCTGCCCATCCAACTACTTCGGAAGAAATATCAGGTTCTGCATCAAAATTGATGCCGGCTGCGTTTAGTTCTTCTGCACTTATACTTTCTGCTGGTACTCTTTCAACTTCTCCACCTATTCGTGTACTTGTAGTTCTTTCTAAATCTTGTCCCTCTAGACCTGCATAGTCCTGTAATTCGTCTACACCACCTAGTTCACCAATTTTTTGTGAAACTTTCTCAAGTTCTGCACCAATCATGTCTTGTGCATCACCTTCTGAACTTCTAAATGCAGTTTCGAGAGCATTTTGTGTTTTTAATAAATCTTCTACAGCATCAGGTTCTAATCCTTCAATGCTAGTTGCACTCATTGCTTCGAGGCCACTAACATCAACTGTTTGTCCGTCACTTGCAATAATAACATCTTGAACATCAGGTGGTACAAGCTCACCAATAACATCTAGACCTTTACCTATTACTGCACCAACGGCTGCTGTTTTAGCAGACTTGCCAACTGCTGTTGAAAGTTGTTCGCCTGCAAGTAATTCATTGCCGGCTCGTAATACAAAACCTGCTGCCGCACCTCCTGCTGGACCACCAGCAAAAGCGGCTGCTGTGGTTAATAAAGCAACTGCAAACTTTGCTTTACCTGGATGTTCTTTAGCAAGTTCACTTAGTTTGTTAACTGTGGCAACAATTTTAGAATCTTTGCCGCCTAATGCTGTTGTTAAATCTTTTTTGGATTTTTCAAAAGCGGCATCAATGTTGTTTACAGGAGTAGTATCCTGTATCATCTTACCTAGTTCATTAATTTTGTTGTTGATTTGACTTACAACACCACTAGCAAGTTTAACACCACCTACTGCGGCTTTACCTGCTTGAGCTGCTTTCTCGCCTGCTTTGCCTGCTATCGTTTGATACTTGCCTGAATCTAGTGCAAACTTTTCTGCTTGTCCAAAAATGCCTAAGATTTGATCAGCAGTGAATTCTGCTTCTGTGAGTTGTTCGTATTCTTCGAGGAGAGGCCATAATTCTTGCTCCCATCTGTTAACATAATTCTTTGTGTCTTCGTCTAATTGACGCCAAACACTTTCAGATAGGATTTTGTGACTTTTGCTTTCGTATAATTCTAAGTTATCAACTAGTGCATCACGTAGTATCATTATCTTTCCTCTGACTTTCCTTGATAACTTTCTTAATACCTCTACTAAACTTCAAAGGATCTCTGCCTTTGATGCTGTTTACTAGTCTATTAGAAAGATCTTTAGCGGTGTCAGAGTCATAATGTAACTCTATTTGTTCTAATAAGTTGATCGCACTATTAATAACGTGGTCAGCCCTATTCTCCACAGAGTAATCTCTGTCTCGATCTACTGATATTTGATTTAATTCTGCTAAAATACTTTTACGCACAACTTCTCCACCGATAAATTGTTATAACACTATTTATCAAATTAGAAGTCATCATTTTTCTTTAAAAACTCTCGCATGTTAAGTGCTTGAGCCACAGTGTCTTTTTCTTCTTCGCCTTCTGCTTTTATACTACTTGATCTTTTCAGTTGATCTACAAGGCTACTAGTGCTCACAGTCATTGCATCTTCGTCGCCTTCCTCTAAATCCTCAATCCTTAGTGTGTCAGGGTCAAATTTCAAGTCTACTTTTGTGCCTACACCAGCACTACTACGAGTTTTCATAAATTGTATTTGATATCTACCACGTTCACGCATAGCATTACTGGTAAAGATACCTACAACGTTGTCTGCTGTTTGTATTTTACTGATACCACCTGCAATATGATGGTGATCAAATTCTATTTCTTCTACCGCACCTCTGTTCAACTGCGATGCTGTTACCATTAGCAACTCACGTTCCATTGCTAAGTTACGCAATTCCTCAGATACAAACTTATCTTTGATAAATGTGTTCTCTGCACTAACTTTGCCATTGATTGGCATCATCAAATCCAAGTAATCAATCAGTAAGCAGTCTACTTTTTCACCACATTCTATCTCATACTCACGCAAGAACACTCTTAAATCATTAGCAGTTACACCATTAGGCATATATTTTACCCTCAGTTTTCCTGCACCTTTTGCTTTCATACGCACTCTTAAGTCAACATCATCGATGTTTTTCATAACTTCTCTGGTGCTGTATCCACTTACCATTGCATCAAGACGCATACTGATAAGTTGTTCACTAAGTTCTAAACTAACATACACAACATTCATGCCAGCCATTACCCAGTTAACTGCAAAGTTCTGTAAGAACAGACTTTTACCTGCGCCGGAGCCTCCTGCGAATATCGTGATTTCGCCTCTGTTCAGTCCACCGTAAAGTTTTTGATCTATCCCCTTCCAGCCTGTGCTTGTTGCTCCTGCTTGCTTTTTGATCCATTCCAATCTCTCCTTTGGATTGTCAAAGTAATCTAAACCTAAGTCTTTTACAAGTCCTGTTTGACTTGCTGCTTTAATTTTGTTTTCAACTTCGCCGTAACTTTGTTTTTCTAACAAGTCTGTGCTTTCAATAATTGCTTTTTCTAATGCTTTGTGTCTACAAAAAGTTTCAAACTCATTTAAAAACCAATTATGATGCTCAGGAGTTACGTTATCAATGGGATCAATATCAATTTTACCAACTGCTTTAATTTGATCTATTGTGGGGATAGTATTATATGATGTGCTATGACTTTTCAACAACTCAACTGCTGGCTGAAACTTTCTACTGAACCATTGCGGCTCAACAATATTTTGACATCTAGAAAACAACATAGGATCACTAATCAGAAATCTCAAGAACATTTCTTGTATTTCGTCGTTGTACTCTGTAATATCGCTCATAACATTCTCATTTTTACTTGTGATTTAATCTTATTATTGGTTGCGTATTTAATTATACTTGCAACCGTTAAAAGTCTGCCATATTTGGCTACTGCATCAGCGGCATCTTTGCAATCTGCATGCCAAGGAGGAAAACTAACTTCCCATCCTAGCTCTAATGCTTGCTCAATTAATTCTTTACCAGCAGTATCTCTGTCAGGACATAGTATAACACGTTTACCTAATCTGTCAATTAAGTGTGCTTGCTCTGCTGTTACACTGTTACCCATTACACTGACGCCATCTATAAGTATTGCATCAAACACACCTTCAGTAACAATAACAATTTCTCTTTCGTTGTTTGCAAATGCATCAACATTAAATACATACCCTGGTTGTAGTTTATGCAAATACTTTGGTGTTTGCTTATCCGGGGGAGCAATATGTCTACCAGTCCATCCTACTATTTCTCCATTGTAAGTGAAAGGCACAATAACTCTACGTTTGTTTGCTATGTCTTCAAAATGCAATAATGGATATATTCCAAGTATGCCTCTGTCTTTTGCATACTGCTTTAATTCGTTATCATCTGGCAACGAGTCTATCATCTTAACATTCTCTGGTAAGTCTACTGTGTCAAACTTACTGAGATTGTACACATAAGTTGATTCGTCCTGCTCCTGTAACTCGTCAGCAACTTTTAGCAACTCCATTTGTACATTGTGTATGTCAGCATCTGTTGCACCTAAGCGAGTAACAACCTCCTTATATTTTTTACCCATATAAGGACTCATGCCCCAACCTGTTTTGTAACCGCAGTTAAAACAGTTGAAACTTATTTTTGCACCATTACTAATCACGCCAGCACGTTTACGAGTATCGTTACACATCGGGCAGTCAAAGGTTGTCCAACCGCTGGGCGTACGATTACTTCTTACTGGCAAATTATCTACCAATAATCTGTGTACTTGCTCTACTATAGAATCCACTGTCATGCGTGTATTTTAACAGGCATTAGGTATGATGTCAAGATGTTTTTTAGTTTCTGAGTTGTACTTTAGTTATAGAACTGTTAGCATCATCAGGGTAACTTATTACTCTAACCCAATTTGCATTTACTTGGAATGTCCTATGCACGATATTACTAGTTGCACTCAATGCAATGTTGCCTGTAACATCAAACCAATCATTACTAGCATCGTCACTGTTTGGTGCACCAATCATGCAACTTGCTTGCACCTTAACATTACCTGTGTAAGTGCTTGGATAGATAGCAACACTATGTCTAGCATGCTCGAAGTTTCGATCTAAGTTACCAAACAAGGCACTTGAAACATACACGTTAGCACTTGCTTGCATTAATGAGTCATCTTCTTGTGTTGGTACAGGATCAAATACTGCTTGTCCTGAAATTGTGATGTCAAACGAGATATCGTTATTTTGATTTGAATAGATAGGTAAGTCCAAACCTTCTGCGTTTGTTCTTGTGATATAAATCTTGTATAAGCCTGGATCAATATTTTGAATATCGCCTTTGGTAAGGTACAACTTCACAATGCCTACATTGCTAGTGTTTTCAATCCTTTTTGTTAGTAAACGTTTCTTAGTTGCAGGGTTTACCAAGTATGCAACTAGTTCATCTGCGAAAACATTTTGAAGTTTTCTATCTCTATTTCTGATATTAAACTTAATTGTATTCGTTAATCCTTTATGTGCTATTAGTGATTTATTGTTCATTGGTCTGTTATCCACGTAAAAACTGTTGGTGGTAACCACAAGGTCCACTTCATCTTCGTACAAAAATAGTCTGTGATCGCCATAATCCATATAATATATACCTTTCTATTGTAGTATTTATCAAAGCCAAAGGTAAATATCTACATGCAAGAAGTCGATCGAGAACGTTTACCATTCATAACAGGAATAAAGTATAGCGGCAACGAATATTACGGCATAGTAGTTAATTACGATAACACGATTCTTACACTTTACGATCTTTCAAAAATGCCTGACCAAGAGACAAGGCAAGATTTTGTTAGCCTCGGCGAAACTTGGTGGTGGGAATCAAATAGACAGTTACCTATAGACGTATTCCTACATCATGAAATGAAACAATTTCAACCCTTCCTAACCACAGTCGTGATGAAAGACGTTGAACACCTGTTCGGTCCTATGACAACTTTACAAAATCTTTTAAAGAAACGTATCAAACGTAGAGGTATTCAACTAGTTAAGAAGACTGACTAGCATCCTCACAAATTAAATTCAACTGTACAACGATTGCTGTAGCAAATGCAATGGCGTGTGCTTTCTTAAAATAGTATTCGCCATCTTGTGGTTTATCCCAAACAGTTTTTTCTATCTCATCATATGGCTTGCCCATAAGATGTTTCTTTGCTGGACGTATAATTGCAAGTATCATTGCTAACTGCTCAATGCTAGTAGGCTTGTATGCTTTTACAACGTCAGCATAATTGTTAATATGGTACAGTTGACTTACAACTTCATGATGCTCTAGTAAGTTCCACATAGGCTTAGTTGCTAATAGTTGATCTAAGTGTGCTTCATCTTTTACATTTTGATACACACTGTTGTTTAGAAAGTCAACTTTAAACCAGCCTTCTTGATCTGCTTGTTTGTGATCAATTGTGCTGTAACCTTCTAGTGGAAACATTGGAATAGTTTGAAAGTATACACCTGTGTTATGCTTTGTGTGCTCATTTGCTTTGTGTATACTCGCAGGTGTATGTTTGACTAAACGTAAAAAGTCATCTCTGTTTGCCATATCAATGTCTACGTCAAAATCAAAACCCATGATCACCCTTTGATAGTTTTCTCTGTAACCTCTTTACTAAATTTGTTATATTATAATTGCATGCAATACTGTAACGTTCGCTATTGCCTACAACTGGTGTCGTATAATGTGTTAGACTTGCTGGAAAAATATACATGTCGCCAACTTCAGGTTCAACACTTATTTTCATTGTGCCAAAGCCATTCTTTTCATTCTCACCATACGTGAAGTTCAACTGTCCTCGTTGTTTTTCTCCACCTGCTACATTATAATACTTGCTTTCATCATTGTCAAGTTTAATATCTGTAAATATAACGCACACAACATCTGCAGAAAAATTATGATGATGTGGCGGGTTATGTTCGCCTGCTACTTGTTTGTTATACCAAGCAGATAACATTTCAACTGCTGTTGGCAAGGAACCAGAATGTATTGCTTCATTCCAAATGCCAGTGTCAATATCGTATACATATTCATTCATGTATTCTAATAATTTATCGTGTACAATTTTATTTGCAACTATTTGATCGTAGAGATTAATCTCTTCTCTGATAAACCCAACAAGTCTATCAGTCATTGACTCTTCAGCAGATGTGCACATACTTTGCAACATGCTTACTATACTGTCATCAAGTTTTACTCTGGCAACTCTAGGTCCAAAGTTATCAATTACTCGTAACTTATTTTGTGAAGACATATATTCCCTCAAACTTTTCAACGCCATCTTGTTTGCCGTTGCCTACACCGGGTCTAGTATTTAACATCATCTTGATTGTTTCAGTATGCTTGAAGCCTAACTTTTCTGCTGTTTCAATCCAACGATCAACAACTTTGAATTCCTCTTTAGGAGTTTTATAGTCTGCGATGTTTGTTGCAAAGATGCCATCGTTATTTAAACCTTTGTGTATGTTACGCATAGTTGGTGCTACATATCCTTCAAACCAACTGTCCAAACTATCGAATTGGTTCATGCATTGTGTAGGCTCATCTGAATACTTTTCTAAATTAAAGTATGGAGGACTACTGAAGGCACAATCAATATTTTCAGGCACAAACTCTTCACTAACACTTTGATGTATCTCTCCTCGTCTACCTCCTGCTTGTTCAATAAAATCATTTAGCAGTCTTAGGTTCTCTACTGTTTCTGTATTAGGGTCGACACCAACATAATCAAATTGAAGATTACTGCTTGTAATGCCCAAAAGCCTTCCGCCATATCCTGAACTATAATCATATATCCTACCCCATAACACAGGGCAACAATACTCAGCAATAGCACGGGCATTCTGAGCTTTAAAATTTTGTATATTTTCTCCGGTGACCAACTCGAGAGAGCGTCTAATAGCAGTAGGATAAACAAGACTGTTGCCGTCCCGAAATTCAAAGCAAATACGAATTGCTCTGCGAAGTTTTGTATCATCATAAAATCTGTCCTTCAAACTGTTTGAGCCACGTCCTTTAGGCTCTGCTGTCATCATGTTTGGGAATATGAATCTGTTTATTGTTTGACCTCTGTTATTGCCTAAACCAATTTTACCATCTTTAACATTGTTATAACTACTGTCTCGGAATGTTTTAATAGCATCTACTACACCTTGTTCTGTATAATAGATAATAGGCACTAAATTAATACTGCGATATAAATCAAATACAGCATCAATTGTGCCTTGCGGGTCTGCTTCATATGTTTCGTTTGTAAACTTATCAAACTCAGAGTACAAAGGTTCATAGCCTGTAAATTCGTTGCCATGTATGTTGTCTGGTTTGATATTCCAAAACGAATATATTTTATCTAACATCATTCCTCAAATAGTTTACTCCACTTTTTTAATTTATGAAGTTTCTCTTGTTCACGTTCCTTCAAACCGGCTTCGTTAATTAAGCCTCGTTGTATTAAAACCTGCAAGAGGCAGTATACATCACCTGCCTCATCTTGTAAATTTTTGTAGTATTTTTTCTTCCCATCACTGCGAATCATTTTACTACATGCTTGTACTAGTTCACCACATTCTTCCATTGTGATTACTAGTGCCTCTATGTCTTTACTTTTCATTGCCGTACCATATGTTTATAAATCCTGATTTGTTTTCAAAGGCTGATGGTGTAGCATTAGCCTCTTTCATCCAATCGTGCAAGTCTGGAACAACTGTACCAATGTGCCATTGTACAACATCCATCAATCCGTCGTTGTTCATGTCTACAAACATACTGTCGGATTCAAGTTCTAAACAAACATCATTAGCATCACATATAGTATACCCTGGCAACTGTGGTAAGTCATAAGTGCTAGTTCTTACCAGTCCACCATTTTGGTCGTTTAACCATAGTGTAGGCAATGTTTCGTGTGCATAACCGTTTGCAGTAAACCAGTCCATATATCCGTCACCGTTTACATCTAATGATTGCTTTAATACGCCACCTGCTTCAGTAGTATCTGTTTCAAAAGGTGATGCTAACATTTCAAGCCTGCCATTGTTAAACTCAAACATAGCCATAAATGTGCCTTCTGCAAATTCAGTTTCACATGTATAAGTAGCAGTTGGATCGTAGTCGCCACCGTTAGCCAATGTTTTCATAGCCGCAAATGCAAGTAACACAGGTTGACTATCAGGCGTAGGATACCATAGTTCGAAATGGTCCCATGCAAATCCGCCGAAATAAGGCTTGTTGTTGTAGATTACAATTTCACGTCTGCCACAGCCAGCCTCATCATATGAACCCCATTCAACCCATTCTAGGTTATCATACACATTCCAAAAGTCTAGTTTTGTAGGTGCACCACCGTTGAGTTGGAACAATGCAATACCGTCACCAGTACCACCGACTGCATAGTCAACGTTAATAGATTTAGTTGTACCAAAAGGACTATGTGTAAACGAATCTAGTGTTTGTAAGTATGGGTATTGTGCCATATCATACTTTACAGTATCGTTATAATATTCATCAGCAACATCAACAAAGTTTTCACCATCTTGCCTATAAGCAACAGGTGTATCTGTCATATGATCTGCTGTCCAATATCCAAACAAAATATCCCAAGTGTAATTGTTGTTAGGCAATGCCGCAACACCTTGTGCCCAAATAGGAGCACCAAGTTCTTTAAGTTCGTATTTGCCTTCCCAATTAGGTACAAGAATACCCTGCTGTGATGTTACATTAGAGAAGTCTGATCTATACTTACGAACAAAGTCATCTCTACTGATAATATAACTGATTAATGGTAGTCCACCATTTGGATTTTCCAATGGTGTGAAGAAACCTGCTACTCCGCCAAACTCAGCACCAAGTTCCATATCATTTTTACCAAACAATGCTTGGTTATCAACTTTGTATCCGCCGCCGGGTTGACTAACTAATGCTAACATGGTGTTACGACTAGGTAAATCATGTTCGACTTCGTCGCCGGGCCATTCAACATCGTTTGAACCACACAGGACAAACATCAATATATCCTGCTGATCGTCTGCATTTAGATCTACTGCAATCATGTGTTGAATAACAGATAGTGTGCAATAGTCTAATTCAAGTTCTGCTACAGCATTCGTAATGCCAATATCAGGTTCTGTGTTATACCCAATACTGCTATTAGGCATTGAATGCGGATATGATGTGCTTGGTGGTGGTGTAGGATTAAGAGGCTGTAAGCCAACTGATGGTGATGTTCCACCACCTCCGCCACAACCTACAAGCATCATAACGCATGTAGTTTGCAATAAAGTTCTAAATAATTCCACTCTTTTTACTCCCAAAGTAACTTAATAAGTTCATATATTATACGTTATTTTGGGGTAAATGTCAAGAGTATTTAATGGTTTAAAATCAGTAACTTACGCAATATCTTTACCGGCATATTCGCTTGCTATTGGGAATATCTCAGTGATTGCTTTTGCTACAGCATGAGCCAGTTCAATGTGTTCTAATTGTGTACCATTAGCACCACGTAATTCAATGTAGTGAATCCAACTACGCAACGTGCCGTTCACATACAACCTGCTTACAGTGTTTCCTTCTGGTAGCACTGCTCTGGCCTGCTCTTTGGCAATACCGTTGCTTATAGCGAAGTTATATGCGTCTAATGACGCCTTAATAACATCTCGTTGCTTGTCTTCCCATTGTGCTTGCAACTCTGCATCTTCTGTGGGTACACTGTTCTGTCTGTTTTTAGGGTCTTGCAATCTGGCATCACGAATTTCAAAGTCTAAGTCTTTTGTAGGGTCTGCATAACGTTGACTAAACTCTTGGAAACTAAAACTTCTATGGCGTAGCATTTGACGTGCAATATCACGTGTGGTTTCAATTTCCAAACATGCTGATACCATTTCAAGTGGTGACCAATGTTTGTGCTTCATCAAATACTTTACAAGTTTCTCACTTGTTTCTTTGTTGTTTTGATTATCTGGATTGCTCACTCTTGCACAGTAAGCCACTAAATCCAGTGCAGACTCATTGTAGTCTGGTGCTTGACTAAAACTAATCAATTTTGCTTTCATCTAATTTTCCTTTCATTATGGTTTGCTCTCTAGGGTGTTGAATTTGTACTCTTTCTACTCGCCAACCAGTATTGTTTGCTATCTCTTCTATTGTAGATGGCTGGTAGAAAAAGTCTTTTCTAGCATGACTGGTTGTTGGGTTACGACTTTCTTTTTTCCATCTATTCTCCTCAAAGTATGTGAAGTAGAATACGCTCTCAGTTGTAGAAATGCTCTTAAGATTTTTAAAGCATTTTGCTATATCTAATGGTGTTAAATGTGAAAACAAACTGTTTGCCCATGCTACATCGTATGCTGAGCAAAAGTTAAAATCAAATGTGCTGTTGATTGCAAAGGATGGTTCTTTACTTAGGTCACTTTCTAATTCGTTGACGATCCCTTCTTTGAGTATTCTGCCGTATGCTTCGATACCAAAATACTTTCCTCTGTTTAGATAGGGTATAAGGTGCTTGCCTAGTCTTAAACTACCGCAAGCAATATCTAATACTGTTGTATTTTGGTGTACGTTTGCTATATCTTTTAACGTTTCGAATTGCCACAATCCAATTCTATCAAAATCTCCACCAACATACGATCGATGGTTTTCCATATTCTGTTCCTTATGCAAGAACTACTTATGATTTTCCAGTGTATTTTTTACGGTATTCAGGCTTCATTGGGGCGATGAAAGAACATGAAAAAAGTATATTATCTGCTCTTCCTTGATTAACAGTCATACCCCATGGAATGTAAGCAGGCCAAAAAACACATTTATGTTTTCCTGCTTTTACGACATGATTATCTGGTTGCAGTAGGTTAGGTGTTGCAAACAACTTAGAACCAAAGTTTTCAAAATACAAATCGCCGCCTTTGGTTTGTTGTAACCAAACAGCACAGTTGTACCATCTTTCTTTGTCTAAGTTGACAGGAAATATGTGTCCTGGCTTTAATGAAATTAAGTATGGATTTAGTACACTAAGATTACGTTCGTGTAATGGAAGAACTTTGTTTACTTCTTTGTGGAAGTAATCTCCAATAAGCATTTGCAGTTTTTTTAACTGACTATCTAGTGGGTATTCTTTGTTGGTGATTGCACCGTAATTGGTTTCCATTGCAATAGCAGAGTCTAAACTTTTGTTTGCGCCTCCTATAATTGCTGAATCTATTTCTGGTGTTAGTTCTATCTTACCTTCAAATATATAATCTGGAAATAGTGTTGATACTTTAAATGCCATTTATATTCCTGCTAGTTCGCAAGTCTTCTTAACTTCACGAACCTCTTCTTTATTTTTTGTAAACAGTTTCATCCAAAACGGAGCATCAATGACATGTTGTATCATTTTTACTTGCTCTGTATTTAAGTTATTTAGCAGTTCGTCTCCAGTAATACTCAAGTAAAGTAACCATGGAGATATCTTAGCAGCTCTAATATCATGTACTGCTCTTGCGGGAGTTACAACTTTAAAATACTCTTGCCATTGGTGTCCTGTTTCTTCTGCCCATTTAGACAAGTAGATAACATTCCTTTCTAATGCTCTCATACCTGTTTCTTTCTTAACAAACTCTAGCAAGTACTCATCATACAATGCATCACTGCTCCAGTCCTTAAGTTTCTTCCCATTCTTAATTAACCATTCTGCAAATTTCTCTGGCTCCAAATATTCATTGCGAATACAACTTCTGCCAAACTTTACAAAGCCTTCATAGTAATTACTTGTAATAAAGTCTTCTATGCTTTTTGATTTACTTGCAGTAGTATTCAATTCATAGAACATCTGGAACACTCTGTAACCTAATCTTATGTGTGTTAAATCTTTGTCTGCCCAACGTCTTTTCTTTACACACATATGAGCCGCAAGGGTACGTTCACTCTTAAAGTTCTTACCGCACCATTTACAGGTGTTATTTTCCGAAGATGTCTTTAATTGATTTGTCATCGTATCCGTGTGCTTTTGCCATTTCTTTTAGTTCGCTTTTGTCGTTGATACTTAACAGTAATTCTATTTCATCATTCTTCATATGAGGATATAGATCAGCAACAAAGTTACTTAGTTTATCTTTTTTCTTCTTTGCATTTGGTGGTTTCAAATAAGGATGAAACTGTATTTTACCAACGCCACACGCACTCAACAATAACCATTGTAGTTCTGGATGTTTGCTAACTTCCATGAAGTCTTTGTTTACAAGTTCATTAGTCATGTAAATGTAATGTGCGGCATCTTTGCCTTGCACACTGCTAGAATAACGCATCATCATCCATGCACTGAATGCTTTCTTTTGTTCAGGCGTTAGTCTATTATAAAAGCCTCTGTCACGTTTGTCAAGTGCAGACATAATGTCCTTCAAAGGTATCGCTGGTGCTTTTTTAGCCATTACCATTTATCCTTGTTAATACCTGCATCATCAAATGTGCCATCAGTTCTTTGTTTCCTGTAATCAAAAGGAACACTCACACTGTATGGACTTGATAGATCGTTGCCTACATACTGGAAACGTTTGTAGACAGTTGACGGATTTACATGGTCAAAGTATCGTATTACCCATGTATCTTGCTTTTCTGCGTATGCTTCGACTTCTTCATATGTACCGTAAACTAGTTCTTCATTATCTAACTTTGCAAGTTCTATCATTTCTCATTGTAAATATTAATAAAATGCTCTTCGCCTTTGGCGACATTCTCTAGCCAACTAGTGTCTGCAGAATCGTCAGCACTATCGCTAACATACTTATAACACTTAAATTCAACCTGTGCTTGTTGGCATGCTTTAGCAATAGCAAAGGCCTCCATGTCTACAACATGGGCTGGGTGTTCTAAATTAGGATCTGTAACGAAGTTATCTCCTGTGCTACAAGTGTAACCTACGCCCATTGATATTGTAATAGGATCTTTTGGCAACATAAGTTCTAGTGCTTCTGGACATTTACCCTTATCACGTTCTACAAAGTTTACCATTTCGTGGCAACCATGCTCAAGTTTAATTCCACCTGCTGTACCAAAGTTCCACACAGTTTCTGGCTTATATTTTTGTATAAGTCTTGCGGCTGTGATAGCGGCATTAATTTTACCTACACCTGTAAAGAATACATTATCCCACTTAGCCATGTTAGGTGCTTCGTTTTCTAATGCAATCAAAATGATGTCTTTCATTTATTCTCCTTCGTATTCCAACAGATACTCTACGTTATATCCTGCATCTCTTATTATAGCACTTCCTCCTAGATCGGGCAAGTCTATAATTGCAACAATTAGTATATCTTCTTTTGGAATGTTCCAATTCTCATGTACAAGATCAGCACAGGCCATTGCTGTGCCTCCTGTAGCAATGAGATCATCTACAATGACAACTTTGCCTTCAATAGGCGAAATCTTTTGTATATGTATTTCAGTTTCGCCATACTCTAACTTAAATGCTTTACTAAAAGTTTCGTTTGGCAGTTTGCTTGGCTTTCTTGCTAGTATAAATGGCAAGTCAAATTTGGTTGCAACTGGTGCACCAAAAACAAAGCCTCTGCTTTCAATACCAACAACTGTGTCAGCATCAAACCTTGCTGTTGCAACAGACAACCTTGTTACTGTATGGTTGAATGCTTCAGCATTGTCAGTGATACTTGTGATGTCTCTAAACTGTACTCCTGGTATAGGATAGTCCGGGACTGTTCTTATAATGCTTTTAAGATCCATCGAACAAGTCCGTTTGTTCCCATGGAAGATCTTCTTTACCAAAGTGTCCATAGTTGGTTGTAGTTGTTAAGTCTAAATCAAACAAACCAAACCTATCAATAATACCTTTTGGTGTTAGGTCAACATTTTCTTCAAACCACTCAACTAAGTCACTTCTAACTTCGCCGTCTGCATACACATACAAACTAGTTGGCTCTACAACGCCAATAGCATAACTTAGTTGCACTGTGGCATTCTTTGCTTTGCCACTTGCTACAATGTTCTTTGCCAAATAGCGAGCCATATATGCTGCTGATCTGTCGACTTTAGTGCAATCCTTACCTGAAAAAGCACCGCCGCCATGTGGAGCATAGCCGCCATAAGTATCAACAATAATTTTTCGTCCAGTAAGTCCAGTATCTCCATCCGGTCCTCCAATTACAAATCTTCCAGTAGGGTTGATTAAAAATTCAGTGTCTGACAAATCAAACGTGCCGTCTAATTCATCTAAGATAATTTGTTCAACTCTATCACGTACAGCCTGTATACTCATTTCATCAGAGTGTTGTGTGCTACAAACAATCTTAGTAATACCAGTAGGAGTGTTTACGTCATCATATGACATAGTTACTTGAGACTTACTGTCTGGTCCAAGCCATGTTTCTCCATTACGTCTTTCTTGTGCAAGTCTACGCAAGATCCTATGACTGTAGTAAATAGCACTTGGCATTAAGTTTGGCGTTTCGTCGCATGCATAACCAAACATTAGACCTTGGTCACCTGCACCAAACTCGTCTGTGCCTAATGCAATGTCAGGCGATTGTCCATGTAGTTCATTGTAAACTTTTAAAGACGCCCAATGGAAACCATCTTGTTCATACCCAATATCTTTAACTATATCTCTAACAATGTTTTCAATGTGTGCTTTATCAAAGCGATCACTTTTATATTCACCTGCTAGTGTAACCATATTAGTTGTCACTAATGTTTCAACTGCGGCTCTGTGATTTAGTTTTCCATCTATTAAGTATGTTGCGACTGCATCTGAAATTTGATCTGCAATCTTGTCTGGGTGTCCTTCCGACACACTCTCACTCGTAAATTGATACGGCATATATTATTCCTGTAATTTAGTTTTAATTTGTTCGATCCAACTATTTACATGATTTTCTTCCCACCAAGTGTCTTTTGTGATCACAAAGTCTACGTTGTCTACATCTGGGTTTTGAAACACTTTATTAGTATCTTCGAATCGACCCTCTTCGATTGTGTTTAGCCAAATTGTTATGTCTGCTTCGAAGTGCTCACGGGCACTTTCAAAAGGACATACAAAATCACAAATAACATTTCTGCCATTACTCTTTTCAAAGTCGGCGAATGTTTTCATACGATTAGCCTGGCGTGACCTTCCTTCGTCTGAGAAGTCCCAATCGTCAGCCATCTTTCTAACTGCATCAGCATTGTACCATGCTGTATCAATCTCTTTCTGTAAACGTTCTGCCAAGTATGTTTTGCCTGCACCTGGTAAGCCAAAGATTAATATTTTACTCATTTTTATCCTCTGTCTTCATAGAAGTCATCAAATGCTTCTTTTACAATTTCAGTTTCTTCCATATCGTAACTGACATATTTTTCTGATTCGTCATGCCACTTAGTGTTAACATAGCCGACACTCGCATAGTAGCCTTTGCCCATTGTGTCTGCATAGTCAAAGTCAATCTGTAACGGAGCACGGTCATACCAGTATGACTCAATTATCTCACCCATATCAGATTCAATTTGCCCTGTTTGCAATAACTCTGGGTCAAAATCTTCACCATCAGTTTCGACATACACTTCACCAAAGCCGCCTTTCTCTGAACTAAAGAAAAACAATGTTGGTTGATAGTCTTCTTCATTATCTGAATCAACTTCGTTACTGCTGTAACATTCTCTGCTGTAGATACATGATTGGTAATCATGTGATTCCTCATCACCAATTTCCTCATACATGCTTGTACTGTAATCATGATCAACACCATCTTTCCACTGCAACAATCCATCGGCATATTCTGCATCTTCATGTAGTTCAATTTCAACTACTTCAAATTCGTTATCTGCAAACGGTCCGTTAACATGTTCCATGTCATCGTTTTCGTTCCAGCAATAGAAATCTTCTAGTTTAGGAGATTTTGAATCTATCATATCATCATCTTCCCATTCTAATCCTTGCAAGTGTTCTATAAGTTCACCTTGCCCTTCTTCTTCAACAATAGGCATCCAGTAGTCTGCAAATTGCTTAGTGACAGCACCTACTGCCATTTCGCCACCGTATCGTCCGGTGTTAATTTTAAAATATCTTTTACTCATAATATTTCTCCAAAGTCTAAGTCTTTTATTTTATTAATTTCTTTAACAAATAGAGCACACTTAGGCTCTGGTTTGTCTTCTAAAGGCACAACTAAAATGTGCCCATTCTTTAATCTTGGAAAGTACCACTTGACGTCTTGATATACATTTGTAATCTGTATTTCTTCGTTGTCTGGGATACCGTTTCTCAATGGATTAAAAACTGGTGTAACAAAGCCTCTGTTGTTTAAACTTGCTAGAGGAATAACCTCAAGACTTCCAAAGTCCTCGTCACTTGTTAATATACTCCAGTCCATAGGCATTTGTATTTGGCGTTCGCCGATGTTCAAACAAATCGCTGGGGCATGGAAACTCTCTAAAAAAATTAGAGGTAAAAAGTAGTAATCCATAAACTCAGGATCACTAGTATCGAATATACAATACCTAAGATCTTCTATCTCGTCAGGTACAGTATCTAGTTCGTAGACTGTATTATCTACAGTTAATATTTTCATTTATACTCCACTTTAGTAACAGAGTGTCTAAACTGCTGTTCTTTATAAAACTGTTTTCTTTTCGTTAAGTGTCTCTTACTATACTTTAGATTACTCGTTAAGTCAATCACTTTCAGATAATCTTTATCTTCTGCTTTACGAATTCCTCTTCCTATAGACTGAACAACTCGAACGAAACTCTTGCCGGGTTCAATAAGAACAAGGTTAAAAATACGAGGTATGTTAATACCCACGGCAGCAACACCATATGTTGCCACAATAACTTTGTTATCCATTTCACTAACTTCTGCATACTCATCTTGCCTATCTGTTGTTTTCATTTTGCCGCTAATAAATACCCAACTGTCATTTCTCTCTGCAAGCATTTCTCCTGTCTTGATTCTATCAATCAATACTAATGTATTTCCTGATACAGCAAGTCCATTAATGATACTGCTTATTTGATCAATTCTATTTGGGTCTGTTACAAGCCATTTAAGTTCTTGTGCATAACTACCAAAGCCTAATTGGCCATCTTGTAATTGAAATATATCAATGTCCAAGTCTGCAAGTACGCCCATGTCTTGTAATTCTTTACTACTCAAGTTTCCTACAACATTACCTAAGCAACATGTACATGCAACTGCTTCATGATCGTCTTTGGGTATTGTTCCTGTAAGACCCCATCTAATAGGCACGTTAGCAAATACGCCGCTTAGAAGGTCTCTAAGTACGTCTGCTTTAGCCTTATGCACTTCATCTACCATTACGCAAGCAACATTGTCTAAGAAGTCACCTATATCAATTGGTGCTTCGCCTGCCTTTGTTTTCTTGTGTAATACTGCTAAACTTTGCCATGTACAAATTGTGTGCGTTTTATTGTATTCTTTTCTGTCGCCATAGAAAACACCAACGTCTAGTCCTAAATGCTTGTAGTCCGCTTCTGTTTGCGTTACAAGGTCCTTATTAGGCACTATCACTATTGTTCTACCATACTTCTCGCATTGATGACTTAGTGCGGCCGTTACTAGTGTTTTACCAGCACCTGTGGCAATCTCTTGAATACATTGTGGGTTTGCTAAAAACTTGTTAATTATTTCTACTTGATAATCTCTAAGTATAATTGGTAATCCTTCTGCAGGGTGTTTCTTTGGCCAACTGAATTCTTCATATGTATCTTGCTTTACTTCATCAAAGCCAAAATCCCATTTTTCTCTTTTATCATCAAGTACGACTTCATAACCTAATTCAGTTACTACAGGAATAAGTTGGTCTAAAAGATTCAAATAACTTCTACCACCAACATCACAAAATCTCACATAGCCGTCCCAACGACCTAGTTTGTATGCTGGCATGTGATATGCATATGGCAAGAAGTATTTGCAAGTGTCAGATAGTTTTCTGCGTGTGGCTACATCTAAGTCATGAAACTTGATGTTTACTTCATCTCTAATTTCTAATCTTGTTTGTCTAGCCATAAAATTTATTATACATTATATATGTGTGTTGTCAATCTATTCATAGTATACTTTTACAAATTTCTATGCTTCTTCTGTTGTATCCTGATTGCGATACTGAGCCAAATCCCAATGAATATCCTGTGCTGTCTTGCTTATGATATGGCAAATAATAATGTAACTTTTCTATAGTTGCTACAGGTCCAAAAACAATTATGTCAACACCGTTGTTGTACAATTCTTTACCTCTTAAAAAATCTTCGTATGATGCAATTTTAATTGTTATAATATTATAGTCCTTAACTATGTCACATACTTCTTTAACATTCTCTGTGTCGTCTGGTAATATAATACACGATATAAATTCTGCTGATTCCTCACAATGTGTTTTAAGAGTTTCGATGTCAATTTTATTATCCTTAAATCCTACAGCAAGTCCTGTGGAATTAGTATTTGATAATGCATTTATTGTGTTCATCTCTGCATTATTAACAGTAATAACACAATCTTTATGTGCTAACATATTATGTCTAAAGTATTCTCTTGCAGTCATTATTGCTGTAAAGATATCGTTGCTATTGTTAGTAGATTGAAATGTAATATCGAAATATCCTGTTAATGACAGTATATTTTTTCTTATATCAGACACATCAATATCCTTTTCTA